AAAGGCACTAATGTAGATTTAGTGGAATATGGTCAGTTAACCACAAGTAATGTTGGAAGTGCTTCTGGTGAACCTGGTCTTGGAACTTATAGTGCATATATTGCTGGTTCTAGAGTTCATTTAGATCTTCATCCAACTGTTAGCACTGCAAGCACATATGTTGCTAATACAGTCCATGTTGACTTTGGAAATGCATCATCTGCTGGTGTTGGTACTACATCATTAAACACTTCTAATTTAGATTCAAGATATACTGCTATATCCTCTAGTGGTTCTCCATCTGCTACAACTGTAGCACAATATGAAACTGAAACATTTAATGGTGCTTATTATGTTGTATGTGTAGAAGATACTACTAATAGTCATTATCAAATATCTGAAGTTATAGTAGTTGATGATGGCACTACTGCTTTCATAACAGAGTATGCTATTAATCAAACTGTCACTAACCTTGGTGATTTTGATGCTACTATTTCTGGAGACAACACTCTTTTAACATTCACACCTATAGCTAGTGCTAATGTTCAGGTTAGGGTATTCCAAGCTGCTTTGAGACTAGTTGATGAAGCAAATACTATTACTGAAATAGATTTAGAAAATGCTACTATTGATACTGGATTTGGTGCTTATACTGCTACTGAGACTGATGTTAAGAGAGCATTTGAACTTAAGCATAGACAACTACCAATCTTTAAAAGAGACTTTGTAGGAAGTGCTTCTACTACAGTTAGTTTAGCAGAAGATACAATTAGATTACCAGATCATTACTTTGTTACTGGTGAAGAGCTATCTTACAGATATACTGGAGCTGGAACTACTTCTGCTATTGAAATTGAATCACAAGCTATCACTGGATATGGTACTACAGATAAAATGCCTTCTACAGTATATGCTGTTAAGGTTGACGACTCTTCTATTAGACTTGCAACTTCTGCAGAGAATGCATTGAAGACTACACCTACTTATTTGGATATTACTGCTGTTGGTGTTGGAACTTCTCATTCCTTTACTTCAAAGAAACAAAACTCAAGATGTATATTGAGTATTGATAATATTGTTCAATCACCAATAGTTGCTACTGCTGTAACTACTACTATTACTGCTGATGTATCAGCCACTACAGATAAGATTAAAATATCAGGAATAACTTCTATTACTGGTGGTGATATGTTGAAGATTGGTGATGAGATTATGAAGGTAGATTCTGTTGGATTAGGTGCTACAAACGTCTTACTTGTAACTAGACCTTGGATGGGTACACAATCAACTCTGCATAGTGATGGAACTTTAATTACTAAGGTAGATGGAGCATATAACATTGTAGATAGCACTGTTAACTTCTACACTGCTCCTGTTGGATTAACTCCATTATCAACCACTACAAATGAACCAGATGAGAGAGACTTTGTTGGTATAGCAACTCACTCAACATTTAATGCAAGATCATTTATGAGATCTGGTATTACTGGTAGTGCTGATGAACCTTATGCTGGTAATTACATCTTTGATGATATTTCTTCTAATTTCACTGGATTAACAACTCAGTTTACTCTTAAATCTGGTGGAAGCAATATAGCAGGATTTTCAACTAATAATGCTCTTATATTAGTCAATCAAGTTCCCCAAGGACCACAAAGATATACTGGTGGTGTTGCTGTTGCTGGTGATTACACTCTCATTGAAGGCAGTGTGGGAATTACTAGTATTCAGTTTACAGGATCTATTTCATCAGTAGCATCCGATCCAAATAGTTCAAATGTTCCTCTTGGTGGTGTTATTGTTTCTGTTGGATCTACAGAAGGTTTAGGTTATCAGCCATTAGTTGCTGCAGGTGGTACTGCTGTTGTTTCTGGATTGGGTACTATTAGTTCTGTAAGCATAGGAAACAGTGGATCTGGATATAGAACTGGTATTCAGACAATTGTTAATGTAGGGGTTCAGACACTAAGTACAGGAGCACCTAATATTGAATTTATTGGTACTGCTGCTATTAGTGGTGGTAATATTGTAAGTATTGCTATTACTAATCCAGGTACTGGATATACTTCAACTAATCCTCCATTAGTTGTTATAGATGAACCATTATCATATAGTAATATGCCTTTATTCTACCCTTCAAACCAATCTGGAGTAGGATCAGAAGCAAGGGCAAATGTAGTTGTTGGTTTGGGTGGTAGTATTATTGATTTTGAAATTACCAATCAAGGATATGGATATGGTGAAACTCAAAAGTTAACTATAGGTGTTGGTGGTGCTGTAGGTATTCCAACTGCAGGTGCTACTGAATTTAGAGAATTCCAACTTACAGTTAATGAGACTGTAAGTGATAGTTTTGCTGGATGGACAGTTGGAGACTTCCAAGTTTTAGATCCTTTGGATTCTCTATTTGATGGAAAGACAATTTCCTTTGCATTAAACCTAAATGGTACTCAGCAAACTATTCAATCCAAACCTGGTTCAAATATAGATGTTGAAGTTTTATTATTAGTATTCATTAATGATATTCTTCAAGAACCTGATGTTGGATATACATTTAAGGGTGGTAGTTTTATAACCTTTAAGGAAGCTCCAAAAGAAGGTGATACTTCTAAGATTCTTTTCTATAGAGGAACTGGTTCTGTTGATGTTGCTAATGTTGATATTTTAGAAACAGTTAAAGTTGGTGATGAATTAAAACTATATGATCAATCTATTAGTTTAGAAGAAAATAAGAGAACAGTAACTATTATCAATTCTTCTGATAGTGTAGATACAAACATCTATAGTGGACCTGGTATTACTACCAATGAAACTTTCCAAAGATCTGTCACATGGTCTAGACAAACTGAAGATAAATTTATTGATGGAGATCCAGTAACTAAAGATAGACCACATTATGAACCATTAATCTATCCTAATACTAATATCATCCAATCTGTGGGTGTTGGATCTACTGCTATATTTGTATCTAATGTAAGAACTTTCTTTGATAGTTCAAAAGAAAACTATACTGGACAGAGTGATATTAGAATTATTTCTCAGGATACTTTTGTAGGAGCATCTGCTACTGCTTTTGTTTCTGCTGCAGGAACAGTTACTTCATTTGATATTACAAATCCTGGTGTTGGATATACCATAGCACCTACAGTGTCTATTACTACTCCTATAGGTTTAACCACTTCTCAAGGTGCTAGAGCAACTGCTACTATAAGTGGTGTTGGAACTGTGAATGCTATTACAGTTTCTTATGGAGGAACAACTACTGGTTTTGCATATACTAACACTGCTGCCCCTTCAGTTCTTATTGGAGAACCTAAATTAGTAACTTCAATTGAAACTATTGAAAATGTATCATATTCTGGTGATTTTGGAATCATATCTGGTATATCTACTACATCTGTAGGAGTTGCTTCTACTGGTATTGTATTTGATTTACTTCTTCCAAAGGATTCATTATTCAGAAATGCTGCTACTGTAGGAACTGCTATTACTGTAAGTGGAATTACAACTGGATATTACTTTACAGTCTTTAATTCTAATGTAGGTGCTTCAGTAACTTCTCTATATCAAGATGGTACTGTAGTTGGTATAGGTACATCCTTCTTAGATAATGTCTATGAAGTTGCTCAAGTTTCTATTGCTCAAACTATGGGTATAGGAATTGGACTAACCTATGTTGCTCAAGTAACAGTTAGTGTTCAGGATTATAATGGATTAACTGGACTTGGACATAGTGAGTTCTTTGGTGAATATAGTTGGGGAAGAATACAAACTGCTCCTAGAGGATCAGCAAGAACATTTACTTCTTATGCTGGTAATTCTACTGGATTAAGTGGTATATCTACTTCACCAATAATTGAAAGAGTTAACCCTTTAAGATACGTAAATTATAACACATAAATAACTAAAAAAATAGTAAAAATGTCAGCCATTATAACTGATCAACTTAGAATATTGAATGCTGAGAATTTTGTCTCAGCAGCAACTTCTACTGTCAATTCATATTATTCTTTTGTTGGTTTGCCTAATGCTACTAACTATTCTTCTACATGGGATGCCAATCCTCCTGCTCCTAAGGATAGTTTTGATCAAGAAGATGATTATTGGGATACTATGATTGCGCTGAAGAAAGTAACTTCTTCAGATGTGCGTAGAATGGTGAATAAGAATACTTGGACATCAGGTATAACTTATGACATGTATCGTGGAGATATTAGTAGAACAAATACTGCAAAACCATCTGGTGCAACTAATCTATATTCTTCAAAATATTATGTTGTAAATGAAGATTTTAAAGTTTATATTTGCTTACAAAATGGAACAGACCCAGAAAATACTACAGGAAGACCATCACTAGACCAACCTACATTTACAGACCTTGAACCAAAAACTGCTGGTGATAGTGGAGATGGTTATATTTGGAAATATCTTTATACCATAAAACCAGGTGACATTGCTAAATTTGATTCTACTAATTTTATTCCTGTCCCTAGTGATTGGGAAACAAGTTCAGATAATGCTGCTGTAAGAGATAATGCATCTAGTAGTGGTCAATTAAAAATTGCAACTATCACTAATAGGGGATCTGGTATAGGAACTGCTAATAGAACTTATACTGGAGTTCCTGTAAGTGGTGATGGTTCTGGTGCTGAAGCTACCATAGTTATTAATAATGATGCTAAAGTTGAATCTATTAATATTGCAAAAGGTGGATCTGGATATACATATGGAACTATTGATTTGGTTGGTGGTGGAGTCCCTGTAGGAACCACTACTCCAATCTTTAATGTTATTGTTCCTCCTCAGGGTGGACATGGTGCAGATATTTACAGAGAATTGGGAGCAAGTAATGTTTTAGTTTACTCTAAAATTGAAAATGATACAGAAAATCCAGATTTTATAACAGGAAACCAAGTTGCTAGAATTGGTATTGTAGAAAATCCACAAGCATATGATTCTACTGCAAATTTAGAACTTTCTAAGGCTAGTGCTTTATATGCATTAAAACTAATTGGAGCAGGTTATACAACTGCTACTTTTAATCTAGATGGACAGGTTACTCAAACTGTAGGTTTAGGATCTACTGCTGTGGGTAGAGTTGTTTCTTATGATCAAACAACTGGTGTTTTAAAATATTGGCAAGATAAAAGTTTAGTTGGTTTTAATAGTGATGGTTCTTTGAAAACAGATCCAACATATGGATTATCATTACACTCATTTACAGCAAATCCAACTACTGGAGGAAATGTAAATATTGCTAGTAATGAAGGTACTTTAGGGATAGATACTAACTTTGGATCAGTAGGAAGTCCTGGTATAAGTACTGTAATAAATAATAGAACATATTACCTTGGTCAGAGTTTTACTCAGGGCGTTGCTAATCCTGAAGTTAAAAAATACTCTGGAAATATAATATATGTTGATAACAGACCATCTATCACTAGGTCTGCTAACCAAAGAGAAGATATCAAAGTCATTTTGCAATTCTAAAGAATCATGCCTCAGGAAACTAATTTAAACGTCGCTCCTTATTTTGACGATTTTGATACTACTAATAATTATTGCAAAATATTATTCAAACCTGGATTGCCAGTACAGGCAAGAGAATTAACAGGAATTCAATCTGTTCTTCAAGATCAGATTGAAAAATTTGGAAATCATATTTTTAAAGAAGGTGCTTCTGTAACTGGTGGTGGAGTTAGATATACTGGAGCATATACTTCTGTTAGAATTCAAATATTTAATGAAGGAATAGATGTAGAATCATATCTTGACGATCTTCTTGGACAAGTAGTAATTGGTAGTCAGAGTGGAGTAAAAGCTAAGATAACATCATTTATAGGAGCCCCTCTTGAAGAAAATTGGTATATTTTATTTGTTCACTATTTAAATACTGGAGGTGAGGATAATGAATTTTTTAGTGCAGGAGAAAGTTTATTATTAGATAATAATGTATTAAATACTCAATCTGGTTTAACTTTTCAACCAGGAGAACCTATTGCTCAAGTAGTAAGTGAAGACGCTTGTTTTGATGGATCAGCTGCTATTCTATCCGCTGGTATATACTATATTAGAGGATATTTTGTAGATGTTCCAGCAGAAACTGTTGTTATAGATCCTTATACTAATGATGTAGATGTTAGAATTGGATTAAGAGTAACTGAAAATATTGTTAATGCTGATTTAGATGAAACATTAAAAGATAATGCATCAGGATTTAGTAATTATACTGCTCCAGGTGCTGATAGGTTAAATTTATCTATATCTTTAAAGGTTATAGGTTCAGAGGTATCTAAACCATCCAACTTTATAGAGTTGATGGAAGTTAGAAGTGGTGATATAATTTCAGTAGCTCAAAAACAAGATTATAATGAGTTGGCAAGTGAATTAGCTGCTAGAACTTATGATGAATCTGGTAATTATTATATTAAACCATTTTCTCTTACTGCCAAAAATACTTTAAATGATTTTGAGGGAAATAATGGAATTTTTACAAAGGATCAAACAACTTATAATGATAATACTCCTAGCGATGATTTAGGTACTTATAAGTTTTCACCTGGAAAAGCTTATGTTCAAGGATATGAGGTAGAAACTGTATCTCCTACATTTATAGATTTTGAAAAACCTAGAACTACAAAAACTTTAGAAAATCAAAGTATAAATTATGTAACTGGTCCAACTTTTACTTTAAATAGAGTTTCTGGATCTCCAGTAATAGGTATAGGAACTGACTATACTGTTAGTTTAAGAGATAGTAGAGTTGGTGCTGCAGGTACAACTGCTGCTGGTAAAGAGATAGGATTAGCACGTGTATATGATTTTGCTTTAGAATCTGGATCTTACAACACTTCAAGACCTAATGAGAATGAGTGGGATCTTGCTTTATATGATATTCAAACTTATACAGATTTAACTTTAAATACAGCTGCTACTTTAACTGTTCCTACTCATATTAAAGGAAAATCTAGTGGAGCTACAGGTTATTTAAGATATAGTGTAAGTTCTGGAACTGCTGTAACTGCATACAATACTAAAGGAACCTTTATTCCTGGAGAACAATATATTTTTAATGGAGTAGAGAGTGGAAATATAGGAGCTGGATCTACTTCTTATTCTACTAGTGATATTAAATCTATTCATGGAACTGTAAGTACTGCTAGTACATTCAACGCTGATGTAAAACAATCTAGTTTGTTCCATATAGGTGAAGTTAATATTAGTGCTGCTACTACTTCAGGAGCTTATTTGGGCATTTCTACTGTTACTAGTACAGATGTTACAAAATATTTTGTTGGAGTAGCAACTGTTGGTAATTTGGTTTCTTATACTAATACCAATATTAGTGGAGTTAGTACTGCTTCTTTTGCTAAAGTTGAAAGTGTATCTCAACATTCTTTAACTATTTCTGGTGTTACTACTGTTGCTGGTATTTGTGAAGGTGGATTACCTACATCTATAATTAATCCATCCAATTTTAAAGTATTATCTTCTCAATTCCAATCTTCAGTAGATAATAATTTATATACTAAATTTCCCAAAAACAATATTGAAAGTGTAGATCTAACTAATTCTCATATTACAATTAAAAAACAATTTGATGTTACTATTACAGATAACTCAACAGAGGCTATTGGTAGTGGAAGTGCTTTTGAAACATTTTTACCTTATGATGAAGAGGATTATATTTTAATAAGAACTGATGGTTCAACAGAATCATTATCTGCTGATAAATTTGCTTTTAATGCAGGATCTACTGAGTTAACTATTAATGGATTAGGTAGTAATGATACTGCTAAGTTAGTAGCTACTTTACGTAAAGTAAATGTAAGTTCAAAAATCAAAGAAAGGAAGAAGATTAATGTTTTAAATATATCTAATTCTAAAGATGCATCTTCTGGAATTGGAACTACTACAATAAATGATGGTCTTACCTATGGTACAGTTTATGGAACTAGAGTTCAAGATGAAGAAATTTCATTAAATGTTCCTGATGTTGTAAAAGTGCATGGAATATTTGAATCCAAAAATACCAGCAATCCAGCTTTACCTAAAGTAACTTTAAGTTCTATTAATAGTTCAACAGCAAAAACAGGAGATCTTTTAATTGGAGATCATTTTGTTGGTTCTGATACTAATTTTAAAGGAATTTATGTAAGTAAAGCAGATGATTCTAATATTAACTATATTAGTACAAATGAATTAGATCTTAAAGTTGGAGAGATTGTTACTTTTGAAGAATCTGGAATTACTGCTACAGTAGCAGCTCTTACAATAGGTTCTAATAATATCACTCAGGAGTTCACTTATGATGATGGACAAAGAAACACTATCTATGATTATGCTAGATTGATAAGAAAACCTGAATTTGATGCTCCATTTAGAAAACTAAGTATTATATTTGAATCTGCTTATTTTGCATCATCTGATACTGGAGATATTACCACTGTTGATTCTTATAAGAATTTTGATTATAAAGACTTACCAGAAATAAATGATACTGGTTCTAGTGATATAATTGATATAAGACCTAGAGTTACTGATTTTTCAGGAACTACTAGATCTCCTTTTGAATTTTTAGGAAGATCTTTTGATGGAGATGGCAATTCTGCTAAAAATATTTTAGCATCTGATGGTTCTATTTTATTAAATTATTCATTCTATCTTCCTAGAATGGATAAAATTTATCTTACTAAAGAGGGTGATTTTCAATTAGTTACAGGAACTCCATGCGAAACCCCAGAATATCCAGTTCCTATAGATGGGGCTTTAGAAGTAGCATCTATTTCTCTACCAGCATATCTTTTTAATATTAATGATGTAAGCATAGAACTTGCAAATTATAAAAGATATCAGATGAATGATATCAATAAACTTGAAAAGAGAATTGAAAATTTAGAGTTTTATACATCTCTTACACTATTCC